ATGAATACACATACACAACTCAACGACATCATGCGGCTGCTCAACAACCTTGTGCGCATTGGGATTGTCACCGCCATCGACCTCGAAAATGCCCGCTGCCGGGTGACCACGGGCAACAACATCACCGCCTGGCTACCCTGGATGACCAGCCGTGCCGGACGCACCCGCAGTTGGTGGGCGCCGTCAGTCGGCGAACAAGTTTTATTACTGTCGATGGGGGGCGAACTGACGACGGCATTCGTGCTGCCGGCTATTTTTTCGGATGCCAACCCGGCACCGTCGGCGTCAGCGGATGCCGTTCACCTGAGCTTCCCGGACGGTGCCGTGATCGAATACGAACCGGCCAACGGTGTGTTGACAGCCAGCGGCATCAAGTCCGCCAACATCACCGCTGCCGACCATATTTCGGTCACTGCACCGCTGATTGCATGCCATGCCAGCACCCGCATCACCCTAGAGACCCCTGAAGTGGTGTGCAGTAGCAAGCTCATCACCGGCTCGCTTGAGGTCAAACAGGGCGGCACCATGACCGGCAATATCAGCCACAGCGGGGGAAGCCTCACCTCGAATGGCATTGCCTTACACACCCACCGCCACAGCGGCGTACAGACTGGCGGCGGTCAAACCGGAGGCCCGCAATGAGTGATCCCAAGTACCTTGGCATGGCGCGCGAAAGCGGTCTGGCAATAGAAGATCTCGACCATATTCGCCAGTCCATCAGCGACATTTTGCAGACACCAATAGGTACACGCGTCATGCGCCGTGACTACGGTTCACTGCTGTCGACGCTGATTGACCAGCCGCAAAACGATGCGCTACGCCTGCAAATCATGGCGGTGTGCTACTCCGCGCTGTTGCAGTGGGAACCCCGAATCTCGCTGACCGCCATCACCTTTAACGCCGGTAACAGCGGCAAAATGGTGGTGGATATGACCGGATACCGTAGCGATACGGCGACGGATTTTTCCCTGAGTATTCCTGTGAGCTGACACTATGGCGACTATCGATTTAAGCCAGTTACCTGCCCCGGATGTGGTAGAGCAACTGGACTATGAAAGCCTGTTTGAAGAGCGAAAATCCACCCTGATTTCGCTCTATCCGGCCGAACAACAAGCGGCCATCAGCCGCACGCTGGCGTTGGAGTCCGAGCCGCTGGTCAAGCTGCTGCAGGAGAACGCCTACCGCGAAGTGATCCTGCGTCAGCGAGTCAACGAAGCCGCCCGCGCCGTGATGGTGGCTTATGCTACGGGCAGTGATTTGGACCAGTTGGCGGCAAATACCAACGTTGGGCGCCTGGTGCTGCAACCAGCAGACCAGACAACGGTACCGCCGACTGACGCCGTAATGGAAAGTGATACGGATTTCCGCATGCGCATTCCGCAGGCTTTCGAGGGGTTGAGCGTGGCCGGTCCGACGGGCGCTTATGAATACCATGCCCGCAGTGCCGATGGACGGGTTGCCGATGCATCGGCTATCAGCCCGTCACCGGCTGAAGTCACCATCACTATTCTTTCCCGTGACAATGAGGGTAAGGCTTCTGCCGATTTGTTGGCCGCCGTCGACAAAGCGCTGAATGACGAAGATGTGCGTCCGGTAGCGGATCGAGTCACCGTTCAGGCAGCCAACATCGTCCCTTATGAAATCAGGGCGGTACTGTTTGTATTGCCGACCCCTGAAATTGAGCCGGTACGCGCGGCTTCCGAAGCCCAACTCAAGAAATACATCAATACACAAAGCCGGTTAGGCCGGGATATCCGTCTCTCTGCTATCTACGCCGCCCTGCATGTCGAAGGGGTCCAGCGCGTGGAACTGACGTCTCCCGTAGCAGATATCGTGCTGGATAAAACGCAAGCCTCACTGTGCACCGCCTATACGTTATCCGTCGGAGGATCTGATGAATGATCGTCTGTTACCTTCTGGCTCTTCGACACTGGAGGTGGCTGCGGCACAAGCTCTGGCTCAGATAGGGTTGATTCCGGTACCGCTACGTCAGCTCTGGAACCCGGACACCTGCCCGCTGCCACTGCTGCCCTATATTGCCTGGGCATTCTCCGTCGACCGCTGGGATGAGCACTGGACAGAAACCGCCAAGCGTTCAGCCGTACGATCTGCCTGGTTTGTGCATAAACATAAAGGCACCATCGGCGCCCTGCGCCGGGTGGTTGAACCTCTGGGTTACTTAATTCGCGTCACCGAATGGTGGCAGACAAAGGATGTCCCAGGCACCTTTCGCCTGGATGTTGGCGTACTGGAAACCGGTATTACCGAAGAGATGTACGAGGAGCTCGAGCGCCTGATTTCTGACGCCAAACCATGCAGCCGCCATCTGATTGGGCTCTCTATCAATCTGGATGTCACAGGTGACCTTTATGTGGCGGCCGCCACCTATGACGGCGAAGAGTTGACTGTTTACCCCTATTTCCCAGAGACCATCATCGCGTCCGGTTCTGCGTTCACCGGTTCGGCTATTCATTTAATCGACAACCTGAGAGTAAATTATGACAGCTAAATACTATGCCCTACTGACCAATCTGGGCGTCGCCAAACTGGCCAACGCGACTGCGCTCGGTACACAACTGAGTCTGACGCAAATGGCCGTCGGTGACGGCGGCGGCGCATTGCCAACGCCTGATCCAGCGCAAACCAAACTGATCGGTGAAAAACGCCGCGCCTCACTGAATTCACTCAGCGTTGACCCGGCAAATACCAATCAAATTATTGCCGAGCAGATCATTCCTGAAGATCAGGGCGGTTTCTGGATCCGTGAAATCGGCCTGTTCGACCAGGACAATACGCTGATCGCCATCGCTAACTGCCCGGAAACCTATAAACCGCAGCTGCAGGAAGGCAGCGGCCGCACGCAAACCGTACGTATGATCATCGTGGTCAACAGCACCGAAGCCGTGACACTGAAAATCGATCCGTCAGTGGTGCTGGCAACCCGGAAATATGTCGATGATAAAGTGATTGAAGTGAAGGCTTATGCTGATGATGTGATGGCAAAGCATCTGGCGGCAGCGAATCCGCATGGGCAATATGATCTCCCGGTGGGTATTCCTCTCCCATGGCCTACGGCAACACCGCCCGCCGGTTGGTTAAAATGTAATGGTGCTGCGTTTGATAAAGCAAAGTATCCAAAACTGGCCGCTGTTTATCCGTTGGGTCTGTTACCGGATTTACGTGGTGAGTTTATTCGTGGGTTTGATGATGGGCGCGGGGTAGACGGCGTGCTTAACCGTGCGGTGCTGTCATGGGAGCCTGCCACGCTAATCGTCAGCGCCGTCGGGCCAGATGCACCGCAACAAGCCGTTATTGAAGGGCCACAGGCTAATGCCGCAACGGTGGCCCAATATAATTCAGGTTTAGGGACAGACTTTGTCAATGACAATGACTACGGGCCATCATTTAAAGGATTCACGGCGGCAGGGGCAGCGACTTCATATCCGGGAAACTCAGCCGGTGTCAATTCAGATCCGTACCAATCAAGACCGATTAATGCGAACCCATATTTACTGGCGGGTGGTGCACGCCCACGCAACATTGCATTTAACTATATTGTTAGAGC